ATTACCTATTCACTCGTACCTAGATCTTTTAGGTATTACCCCCAACACTTCACAGACAGCATTAATCAATGCTATAAATAACCCTAAATACAGATTTGTATGTGCCGCTATCTCTAGACGGCAGGGCAAGACATATATTGCAAACGTAATTGGACAACTTGTTTCACTCGTGCCGGGCTCAAACATTTTGATTATGTCACCCAACTACTCTTTATCCCAGATTTCTTTTGACTTACAAAGAGGTTTAATTAAACACTTTGATTTGGAAGTTACAAAAGATAACGCAAAAGATAAAGTTATAGAACTATCAAATGGTTCAACAATCCGTATGGGTTCAGTTAATCAAGTAGATTCTTCAGTAGGAAGATCTTACGATTTAATAATCTTTGACGAAGCAGCACTTGCTGATGGTAAAGATGCTTTTAATGTGGCTCTTCGTCCCACATTAGATAAAGATAATAGTAAAGCAATATTTATTTCTACCCCTCGTGGAAGAAATAATTGGTTTGCTGACTTTTATCACAGGGGATTTAGCAATGAGTTTAACGACTGGGCTTCCATTCGTGCAACTTATCATGAAAACCCTCGCTTTAGTGATGATGACATCAAAGAAGCGAAAAAAGCAATGTCCGAGGCAGAGTTTGCTCAAGAATACATGGCAGACTTTAATACTTATGAAGGACAAATTTGGAATTTTAATTTTGAAGAGTGTGTCGCAGACCTTAGTCAGTTAGATACTAGTAATATGGATGTATTCGCGGGACTTGATGTTGGGTATAAAGATCCAACTGCGTTGTGCGTTATAGCCTATGACTGGGATCAACAAAAATTTTATCTTATAGATGAATACATGGACGCTGAAAGAACTACAGAACAACATGCTACCGAAATTCGCAGATTAATAGACAAGCATAATATTGACTATATTTATATTGATTCTGCAGCACAACAAACTAGATTTGATTTTGCTCAGAATTATGATATATCTACAATCAATGCTAAAAAGTCTGTTTTAGACGGAATCGGGCATGCAGCGGGTATCATAGATAATAATAATTTGATTATAGATCAGAGATGTCGAGAAGCATTATCATGCGTAGACCAATACCAATGGGATAGTAATCCTAACTTACTTAAAGAAAAACCTAAACACAATATGGCGAGTCATATGTCAGACGCTCTGAGATATGCTCTGTATACGTTTGAGACATCTGCAAGTACTTTTTAGTTTTGACCTACAAAAAAATAAATGTTGACATGAAGGTAAAAATTTGGTATAATTTTAATTAATAAGGAATTTATGGATTTAAAAAGGGATTTAGTCAAGTACGTTAGAGACAAAGCGAAATCTAAATATAATAAAGACACCCAGTGCTTTATCTGTGGAGACACAGAACATTTAGACTTTCACCATTTCTACGGAATGACTGAGCTTCTGGATACTTGGTTGAAAAGTAATAAAATTACGATAAAAACAGCCGATGAGATCATGAACCTCCGTGAAGAATTTATTAAAGAATTTACTAAAGAGATTTACGATGAAGCTGCTACACTATGCAAAGCCCACCATCAAAGGCTACACAGTATTTATGGCAAGAGACCTAAACTGGTGACAGCACTTAAACAAAAGAGATGGGTGGAAAAACAGAGAGAAAAACATGGCATGGTATGATAGAATTTTAGGCAGAATAGATAGCGAGGAAAAATTAAATCCGTCGCAGACTTTTATAGCTTTAGATGAAGGGTTAACAATTGACACCCGAGAAAAGAAAGACAATTACAGATCCGCATACGAAGAACTAGAAGTAGTAAATCGTGCGGTAAATATGATAGTAGACGACTCAGCCGATATTAGGTTTGATGTTGGAAACAAAGTAAACGGTATTGCACCAGTTGTAGAAAATATTCGAAAAACTCGTGTAGACTTATTACTTAATAAAGAACCGAATCCGTTTCAAGATGTTAATACTTTTAAGAGAAATCTTATAATTGATTTACTTATAGACGGTAACATTTTTATATATTTTGATGGAAGACATTTATATCATCTTCCTGCACAGAATGTAACTATCCATTCTGACACTAGTAGCTACATTGAGAAATTTACATATGATGGTCATGTTGACTATTCTACGAAAGAAATAATACATATTAAAGAAAACTCATTTAAATCGATCTATCGTGGAACACCAAGGTTAAAGCCAGCGTATAGAACAATGTTTTTACTAGATAACATGAGGAAGTTTCAAGATAACTTCTTCAAGAATGGAGCAGTTCCAGGATTAGTACTTAAAAGCCCTAACACTCTTTCTGAAAGAATTAAAGAAAGAATGCTGCAAGCTTGGGCTACGAGATACAATCCAACAACGGGCGGTAAACGTCCTCTTATTTTAGATGGTGGCATTGAAGTTGATGATTTAACAAAAATTAACTTTAAAGAACTAGATTTTCAGACATCAATCACTGCGAATGAGAAAATAATTTTAGAAGCTATGGGTGTTCCACCTATACTTTTAGACGGTGGGAATAATGCAAACATTAGACCTAACCATAGACTTTATTACTTGGAGACTATTCTTCCAGTAGTAAGAAAAATAGCTTATGCTTTTGAAAGATACTTTGGATTTGCACTAACGGAAAATGTAACAAATATTCCAGCATTGCAACCCGAATTACGTGACCAAGCTGCATACTATGCAACACTAGTCAACACAGGCATAATGACACCAAATGAAGCTAGAGACGCAATGGGTCATGAACCTTTAGAAGGACATGACGAATTGAGAGTCCCAGCTAATATAGCGGGTTCAGCAGCGAACCCCGAAGAAGGTGGAAGACCACCGCAAGAAGAGGAACAGGATAATGGCGAACAAGAAAGCAATTCTTAACCAATTAGCAGATTATTTTGCTGACAAAGGTATGATGACTCCTTCTGAGTATAAAACAGCAGATGACGCTCCAATGCGTTATATGTTAGCAAAGAGACCTTTTGGGTCTTGGACGCGTATGCAAGGAATGATAAAGTCTAACTTTCCAACCCAATGGGCCAAAGCTATGGGCGTAGAAGCAGCAGCACCAGTTGTTGAAAAAGCACCTAAAGTGGCTGCACCTAAAAAAGCAGCAACGGCAGCTCCCAAAAAAGCTAAGAAATAAGGTAGGTACATATGGAGAAAATTTTTCATTGGACAAATACTTTCAAAACTCTTGGTGAGGACGAAAATGGTAGCGTTGATATTAAAGGATTAGCGTCTACTAATGCAGTCGACCGAGCAGGAGATGTTATTAATCATGATGCATGGATTAAACAAAATGGATTAGAGAACTATAAATCAAATCCAATTGTTTTATTTAATCATGACTATAACAAACCCATAGGTCGTGCAACTTCGTTGGAAGTTACAGACAACGGTCTCGAATTTGGAGCGAAAGTTTCCAAGTCCGCAGGCGAAATAAAAGATCTTATTAAAGATGGTGTTCTTGGAGCCTTTTCTGTCGGTTTCAGAGTCAAGGACGCAGATTATAACTCAGAAACTGATGGATACACAATAAAAGATGCCGAACTATTCGAAGTATCAGTTGTCAGTGTACCTTGTAACCAGGGAGCTATGTTCTCGGTTTCAAAGTCATTCGATAGCATGGAAGAATACAACGATTGGAAAAAGCACTTTAACACTAACGAGGCTCAGAGCTTTTCTGCGCCACAAGCCGAGGATAAAACCTCAAAACAGGAGACTAATATGTCAAATGACACTAAAACTCCCGAAGCTAATAGCGACATCGACTTGAAAGCTTTTGCAGAAGAAGTAGCGAAATCAACAGCTGCTAAAATTGCAATGCAACAGGCCGAAGCTAAGGCTAAGGAAATTGCAGACGCTGAAGAAAAAGCAGTTCAAGAAGAAGTTGAGCTAGCAGAAAAGGAAGCAGAGCAAGAAAAAGTTAAAACTATAGTTGAAGTTGGAATGTCTGGAGCTGAACAGCTCATGAATGACGTTGAAAAACGTGTTTCAGAAAAACATGAAGACCTAGAAAAAGTAGTCAATGAACTTCAGTCCGCACTTAAAGATAAAAAAGAAGAAATCGAAGCAATTCGTGAATCTAAAAGAGTCTTTGGTGATAGACAAAATTCTGACTGGCAAAAAGCTTTCCAAAGCGACATTGATGACGCTTGGGTAATGGGACTTGCTACAGGTAAAGGTTACGATACTAAACTTGGTAGAGAAACAATGGAAAAAGTTAACGCCATGTCAGGCGTTGGAGTTTCTTCCGCTGATTTCGAGCAAACAGTATCAACAAATATTGAAAGAGATATTCAACTAGAATTAGTACTAGCGCCTCTATTTAGAGAAATCGCTATGACTTCTGCTACACAAATCATTCCAATATTACCAGATGCTGGGTACGCTGAATTTACAGCTAACCAAGCAGCTAGTGGATCTTCTCCACATGGTAACTTGGAAGAAAGAGGCGATACTTATGATGGAACATATTCAGGTATCGACTTAACTGAAAGAACTCTTTCCACTAAAAAACTTATTTCTCAATCTTACTTAGGTAATGAGACAGAAGAAGATGCAATCTTGCCAATTCTACCATTGATCAGAGAATCAATCGTTAGAGCACACGCAAGAGGTATTGAAAATGCTATCCTAGTGGGTGACCACGCTGATGGTGTTTATGGTACTTCTCAAGCCACATTTGATGGCTTAGTTGCTATCGCTGCTGGTGCTGACTCAAGTGGTACTCACGTGACTCAATCAGCTACAGCATTTGCTTCTGAATCTTTAACAGCTCTAGACCTTCTAGCAGCTAGAAAGAAAATGGGTAAATATGGAATGAATCCAGCAGATGTTACTTTTATTGTTAACACACAAGAATACTACAGCTTATTGCAAGATGCTGAGTTCCAAGATGTCAACCTAGTTGGCGACTTGGCTACTAAGTTAAGTGGTGAAATCGGATCAGTCTTTGGCTCTAAAGTCATAGTTTGTGATGAATTCAAAACACCAGCAGTTTCTAAGTTCTACGCTTGTGCAGTTTACACTAAAAACTATGTAATGCCTAGATTAAGAGGTGTAACAATCGAATCTGACTACGAAGTAGCTAATCAGAGACGAGTACTTGTTGCTTCTCAGAGACTAGGGTTTACTGACATGATTGCTAACGCGACTTCAGTTCACGCTTTACAGTACAAAGGTAGTTAATACCTAACGAATA